TCTTCCCCCAAATTTCTAGTAATTTATTCATACTAATATATTTAGCATTTCTAAAGGGTTACTAGATGCCCTTATTGACATTAATAAGTATTTACTTACTTTGCCTGTTAAGTTAATATTAAATAATCCAAGCAGACGAGCCTTGGATAAACTTACATTAAGTTTATTATTTTTATAACTTTTATAAATTCCTCTCAGATAATTTATATTTTTTCTTTCTTCTTTAGTACTGATTAGTTTGTATCTGTCAATACCCGCCATTTCTCTATTGGCGGATCTTATTTTAGCCCTATCAACATTTTTAAGATTTATATTATATTCAGTTGCAAGATAATTTATGTAATCTTGAGTACCTGGCTCCATCATATCAACTACATTTAAGTCATTTTCATCTTCAGTCCTACTTATTAGTTTTCTCTGTAACCTTATATTTAATATACCTCCTTCGTTATTACATCCTCCTTGTAAATTATGAGTATAAAAATATCTGTTAGCAACATCTTCTTCTGTATCAAAAATATTACAATATCTTTTAATTGTTCTATTTTCTATTTTTCTTGTGATATCCATATTTCCTCCTCTTTTAATTATTGACATCATTCTATCATTCGTTGCATCCATACATGCTTCTATGTTTGTAGCAGCCTCAGCTTCTATTCTTGAATGTACTGCTGTTGAACACGCTCTCGTAAGATATTGTGCCGCAGTAGCATCTTTAGCTAAACCATCTATTCTCAGGAACTCTCCTATTGTGCCAAGATTCATCTTAGTTTTATTCGCCCTCAGACCTATCTTTTCTGCATTTTCAATAAGTTTTAAGCCTTTATTAAAATTGTCTAGAGCAGCTAGTACGTCATCACCATTATGTAGAGCATATAAGCAATTATCTAATAAGCCTGCTTCTTCTAGATATATTCTATTTAATACTGAATTAACAAAAGATGTTAACCTCCATCCAGAATATAAAGTTCCTTCTGCTTCATAAATGTTTTTATCCTTATTATTAATTCTGAAAAGTAATTTATTAATACTATGTTCAGTCCACAAACAAGATTGTTTTTGTTCATCACTCAACCATATGCCAAATACCTTATGCCATGCTCTAATAACTTCCTTCATAGATTGTTTACTATGTTGGCTATTAAAATCATCATAGTCATAACATAATGGTATAGTATTACTGAGTAACCTAACTTTCTTTTTAACTTTTTCTTCACTTGATTGTTCCCCTACTGGAAAGTAACCTGGTAAACATGATTCGCAATCTCTCATTGAGAAATCTGACATCAAGAATGAAGTTATATCACATCCATAAACTGCTCTACTTTTACCCCATTCATATTTAATACTAGTTGAAGCAAATATGCTAGGTATTCTATTATAGTACTCTTTAAAATTTTTACTTTTAATTGAACTCATTATAACTGTTTTATTTTTTAAGCCATGGTTTTTAATTAACCTCTTAACTTCGTTATCATCATCATACTGTGATACATAAGTCCCCGTTGGCATTATTGCCCATCTTTGTTTCCAATAATTTTCCCAATTACTATATCTGGGTATTTTACCTTCAACAGCTGCTTGTTTAAAAATAAATAATGCCCTATTGTAAACTATGTTTCTATCTAAATTAACGACTTTCATATCAACTGTCCTGTTCTTAATTTCTTTATCCCAATCCAATTCCTCTACTGTTCTATTAATTAATACATTAATTTCAAATATTTTATTTAAATCATGTCTATATATATGTTGACTTTGTTTTGATAGTCTACCTTCTGTTTTAAGTGCAGAAACGAAATCGTCAAAGTTTTCTGATATATATATTATTGCTAATATTATATTTCTACAGAATTTATTAGATACTGAAAAATACAAAAAGAATGTAGATATGGTTGTTTCATTATTTATTCCTAGCCTATCAAATTGTTCCATTAATGCTATTATATCTCGATTTAAATAATTATTATCTACATTATCTCTTATAATTTCTATTGAATCAATTTTATCTTTATTAATCATATTATATTTAATACTACTATACCCTATAGTTTCTAAAATTTCTTCTGGTCTCAAAAGTGTATGGTGATCTTGTGATATTTTTGCTCTATCAAATTGCCCCTTATCTATTCTAATTTTATTTTTATAAGGTATTATTGATCCTCCTACTTTATCTATAATGCTATAAAAATCATCATCACTATCCGTTAATTTGATTCTGTTATTACCTACAAACAGAGACCCTAATATATTAAATATTTTGTCATGATACATTGTTACGCTATCATTGTTAACTACGAACTTAACATAGTTATACCAAGTTATATTAAAACCATATATATTTTGGCCATTAACTTCTTCATAATGATAACATAAATCCCTCCATTTGTGCTCTATTTTTAAATAATCTTCTTTTTTAGTCATTTTAACTATAGTATAACCATCAACTTCCATTTTTGTTGAGAAAAATCCCTCTCTATCTAAAAATCTATAATAAACTTCATTTTTTTCATCTTTTTCATATTTTTTCTGTACATTATATTTATTTTCCCAAAATCCTTCCGCCTTATCTATACACCAATAAGGTCTGTTTGAGCTACTAATTGGTTTATTTGACTTAGCTTCCGAAAATCCTGATATAATATTATTATATCTTCAATGTCTATTGTTAATGGTGTATAGTTCACGTCTCTTCCTATTATTTTAATAGTAGATGTTTCTCTGTCAAAACTTTGCATCATTACCAATGTACCATTAACTTCAGCTTCTTTACCATCTATTTTAATAGAAAATCTTTTAACTTCACCCGTCATTTCAATTCTAATCTTATCACTAAAATTAGGTAAATCTATCCAACAATTTGACCTCTTTACAAACTGACCTTTACTAATTTTAACAAACTCAGTCCTTTTAAGTTTTCTTATAAGATTAGGTACATAATGACCATTAGTATTAGGTGCCCAATTTGCATAATTTTTATTATCAGGCACTGTAGTAGCTATCATGTCCCATCCCATTACTCTCATCAACGCCATCATTTTATTAACTTTAGATATATCTTGTTCAACAAAACATTTATCTTCTTTATCATAATCTATTTCTACAGACAGATTAAGATCGTTCATGTAATAATTACTTACATTAATACCCATAGATAATACTGGATAGCAATAACATACTAACTCAGTTAGTTTCAAATAGTAGCTGTCTATTTCCCCGCTTTCTTTGTATCTAGTTATAATGTCATAGGTCTCAACAGCTTTAAGGTCATTCAAAATTATCTTAACTATAGAAGAAGGTATTATTCTATCACATAGCCATTCAAACTTACATAATCCCATAATAGATGCCCATGGCATATATTGCTTCGTTTTAAATCTAAGGGATACCAATTGCATATCTCTCATCAAGCCTGTATTATCACAATGAGTACTACCGACATAACTATCTAACATATCTTTAAAATTACTATCAGCCCTAGCAGTGTAATATTCAAATGCTGAAACGTTTACTGCTTCACTCAAAGCTATGCTATGTACTATTGCCCGCATAGGTTGCTTCATAAAATTATTAAAAGTTGTCCATCTAGCTACATCAGTTACTAGAGAAGTACCAGCAGTTAAATGTCTATGCATACCTCTTATGGTCTTTGATTCACATAACTTGATAGTAGGTGACTTCTTTAACCAATATATTGCCTCTGCACTTCTAGGTTTATGTTGAAACAAAACCTGAGAAAAAATAGCATATGCCATATCAAAATGAGCTTGTAATCTATTATTTTTAATTAACTCCATTATACTATTATAGATAGTACTAGATGACATATCTAAATAATTATCATGGGGTTGAGTTATAGCAGGGTTACTTTCATCTAAAGCCACTATAGAATTACAAACTTTAGGACTGGGATGTAGTATTCTTATAAAGTCAAAACTACTATCAAATTCACCAGCAGCTAATTCAATGACATGAATTTCATTAGGTAACATCTTATCTAAATTAAGAAAGCATCCTTTAAAGCTTTTTGGTAATCTAGAGGAGTCACTAATTCTCATAAAATTAATTTTATTAACCGAGAAAGGTTTCCAATCTGACACATCCTTTGTCTCTTTCAAATCAAAGGCAGTCTTAAGATCTATTGCTATATGACCATCATCATATATGGTATCATCTGGGTTTATTTTGAGTTTAATCCCAGTTTCAACTAATTTTTTATGGAAATAAAGTCTTAACATGTTGTATAACAAAAAGACAGTATTATCATCTTTATGACCCATTATGTCTTGAGCCATATTAACAGCTAGTCTATTATCTATGTCATAATTGTCACTGAAGGCAGCAACTAATTTTTCTCCAGAGAATAAACCATTTTCATCAACCATAGAATTATTTATTCCATCAAGAACACTTATATCCTTGACTATTTCAGTTTTAATTTTTCCGAACATTGTAACTTCGTTAGAGAAAAATGCTCCTTTTCTTTTTCCTTTTTCTATACCGTTACCTTCAACGGTAAATTTGAGGTCACAGTTAATACCATATTTAATGGTCAGACCGATATTTTCCATCTCAATAGATGCTTTGGACAAAGGTCCAGTAATAGTTTCATAGTTAGCGAATGACATAGTTAGTTATTAGTTATGAGCAGGTAGTTGCTGGCTTTAAGTAGTTAGAGTTATTAAGGGTGAGGAAAGAGGAAATTTATTG